GGTTATGTAGTTAACGACTACTTGACCGACACAGACGCATTCTTCATTAAGACTGACACACCGAATGGCTTTAAGCACTTCGAGCGTTTGGCATTGTCAACTGCTATGGATCCAGACTTCGACACTGGCAACATGCGTTACAAAGCTCGTGAGCGTTACAGCTTCGGCTTCTCTGACCCACGTTGCGTGTTTGGTTCACCAGGCGCATAAACTCTAGTTAAGACTAGAATGAAGGGGCGGCTATTCAGTCGCCCTTTTTTCTGTTACCGTAAATAATCTCTTACGCATGGAGATACCTCCCTTGACTAGGAGAGGGGCTGTTATAATTGCAGCCTCTCTCTTTTTGGTGTATGCTATGTTTATCCTGACAGACTCACTGGGAGTCTGACGCTAGCCAAGACAGGAGATAGACATGGCTACAACTACCTTTTCAGGTCCAGTCCGCTCTAAAAGCGGTTTTAAAGTAATCAATGAAAGCTCAACCACTGGTGCAATTACAGAAACTGGTTTTTCTGTAAACGCAACAGGTCAGCTTATTTCAATGGGAACACGCAAGATTCAATCTTTTGCGGGAACACTAGCGGGTACAGACACTAGCACAGCATATGCTGACGGTGACTGTCTCGTAGAACTAGGAACATTAAATGTTGACGCTCCAGATGATCTGGTTACGCCAAGTAAAATTTTCATTCACAGTGCACTAATCGGTATCACAACTGCTGCTGGTCAGACATTGGCTGGAAATCTTGCTCTTAGTTCAACAAGTGGAACAGCCACTAACGCGGCTGTGAGTGGTACAGAAATTGTTGGTGCTGGCGTTACGTCATTCAATGATCAGTTGAGCGCCACACAAAGCATCACTGAGATTGACATCAACTTTAATGACACCGCTGGTAATTATCACATTTTCAGACCTTATGTGACTGCCGCTGTCGCTAATGTGCATCTATATGCTCGTGCCACAACGACTTTAAATGCGGATGCAACAGCAGGACGTTTTACTGTTGAACTAGAATACTCAGTATTCTAAGGAGGCTGTAATGGCAGACGCTGTAACATCACAGACGCTTGTTGATAACCCGAAAACAGCAGTTTTAAAGTTCACTAACGTATCCGATGGTACAGGTGAGAGTGCTGTTAAGAAGGTTGATGTGTCTGCTTTGTCTGCAAACATAGACGGCAGCACATGTACAAGAGCCACAATCGAGAAGATTTGGTGGCAGTGTAACGGGATGAAAGTGAAGATTCTATTTGATGCCAGTACAGATGATTTCTGTATTGAGCTTGGAGAGAATCAAAGTGGATTTCATGATTACACACCTTTCGGAGGGCTAACTAATCCTGCAAGCTCTGGTGTAACAGGAGACATTATGTTCACAACTGTGGGACATTCTTCTGCGGACACATACACCATTATTTTGCAAGTGCAGAAGAGCTACTAATAATGGCTCGTAAACGCGCAAAAATGCCCCCGCGCAACAAAAAGAATTTCCGCCCCACTAAATCTGGGGCGGGGATGACTGAGGCTGGTGTTAAGGCTTATCGTAGGGCTAATCCGGGATCTAAGTTAAAAACAGCAGTCACTGGTAAAGTTAAGCCTGGTAGCAAAGCTGCTAAGAGGCGTAAGTCTTTCTGCGCTAGAAGCGCCGGACAAATGAAAAAGTTTCCAAAAGCTGCTAAGAATCCTAACAGCAGACTTAGACAAGCACGACGGAGATGGAAATGTTAAACGCTCAGTTTGTAGCAGGAACCATCTTTGTTGCTTTTGTAGGCGCATGTGTTGCTGGTCTGACATGGATATCCTCCACACTTATTGAGGTTGATAAGAACGTAGCTGTCATTGCAGTCAAAGTTGATGCAAACAGTCACAAGATTGACGAACTTCACACTATGATACGACCAATGTGGGAAGAGTTTACGGGAAGGACATACGATGGCAATCTCGCGAGGCTCGATGAGCAAACAGATATCCAATCCGCCACAAAAGAAAAAGTGGAGTTCAAAACGAAAGCGTTCAATAAACTGTAAAAAACCCAGAGGATTCAGTGAAAGAGCGCACTGCGCCGGGAGGAAAAAGCGTGGGAAAAAATAAAGACCCAAAGGTTGGCACTGGTAAAAAACCAAAGGGTAGCGGTAGAAGATTATATACGGATGAGAATCCAAGAGATACAGTGAGTATAAAGTTTGCAACTCCGGCTGACGCTCGAGCCACTGTTGCAAAGGTTAAGAAAATAAAAAAGCCTTTTGCCAGAAAGATTCAGATTTTAACTGTAGGTGAACAAAGAGCGAAGGTTATGGGTAAGACGCAGGTGGTAAATATTTTTAAAAAAGGTAAAGAGTCTCTTAGAAGGAGTAGACAGAATGCCTAAAGACGCTTGTTATCATAAGGTAAAAGCTCGTTATAGAGTTTTTCCAAGCGCCTATGCCTCGGGCGCAATTGCAAAATGCCGAAAGGTAGGTGCCGCTAACTATGGCACCGGGGGCAAGAAGAAGAAAAAGAAGGGGAAGGCTTCGGGTGGAGTCTTGAGTATGAGTAATGGAGGAGCCGCAGTTACTAAGGCAAAGCGGCCATCTAGCAATCCTAATGTTGCTAGAGGGTGCGGTGTTGTCATGAGTAACAAAAGAAAAGCAACTCAGTACTCGTAGGAAAAAATGGAACCCGTATCAACAGCTTTGGCTGGTATAGCTCTATTTAAGTCGGCTGTTGATGGTATCAAAAGTGCTATCAGTACGGCGCAAGATGTTGGAGATATAGCTGGATATATAGATAACCTGTTCGAGGGTGAGAAACAGGTACAGCAGAGACGGAACAAAAAGTCTGGCGTAGGAGTAGGAGATCAGTTTGGCATAAAGTCAGTAGCGCAAGAGATCATAGATGCGAAGCTGGCAAAGGAGCAGATGCAAGAGATAGCCTCTATGGTAGACATGAGGTTTGGGCACGGGACTTGGGCATCTATAGTGGCAGAAAGGGCGAAGCGTATACAAGAAGCTAAAGAAGCTGCTGCCGCTGCAAGACGTGAAGCTGCAAAGAGACAAAGGGAACTGGAGGAAAACATAAAAGCTGCTGCTATAATATTTGGGGTCATAGCTGTTGCGGTTAGTTTGTTTGTTTTTCTTATGATTTCTGTAGCAAGGGCGATAGGTTTGTAAATGGCGGTAAGGAAAACAAAAAGTGGGCTGGCGCTCAAAAGGTGGTTCAAGGAGAAGTGGACGGACCAGAGAACGGGTAAACCGTGTGGCCGTCGCAAGGGTGAAAAACGGGGTACTCCATATTGCCGCCCGTCCAAGCGTATCAGTTCTAAAACTCCCAAAACAGGGAGCGAAATGACAGCCGCTGAAAAGCGTAGTAGGATAGCTCAGAAGAAAAGATTAGGTCAGCCAGCAGGTAAGCCAAGGCGTGTAAAAGCAGTAAGGAGAAAAAAGAAATGAAGGACATCCCCGCAGGAAAAAAAGGCAAAGGGCTTTCGATGTTACCAACTTCTGTCCGTAATAAGATGGGTTTCAAGAAAAAAGGCGGCACTGTTAAAGCCAAAGATGGTAAGTTTGTTTGTCCACGCAAAGAGATGGCTGGTGCATTAGAGATGCCAACGAGAAACAAAAAGACCAGGATGACTTAGTATGCGTGAACTCATAGAGGAGTGGGTTCACACAGAACTAAGCATAGTAGATCCAGAAATAGGGTACGCACTTTGCCCCTTCGCAAAGAAGGCTTTGAAAGACGATAGATTAAAAGTTGTAGAATGCGAAGGCAGACAGGATCTATGGAAGAAAATAGCAGAAGAGTCTAAAAATTTTAGCGAAGAGCATTCTGTAGTGATTTGTTTGGAAGAGGAGCCTACAGCACCGTATGAAGAAGTAGAAGCTGCCTGTGTAGCTATGAACGAGTGGTTTGCTTGTAATAAGTTAGACGTATGGCTTCTTGCCTTTCAGACGGACTTCACAATGGTATTCATACAGAGATTG